GCTAACTCAAGTAATGCTGTAGTCTTACCTGTATTACTGTGTCCTCTTAATAATGTAATGTGACCTACTGGAGCGCCGGCTACAGAAATTGAATCTTGTAGTGCTTTTGAGAATGGGATCCATTTTTGTTCTTTAAACTTAACTGTTCCATTCAACAATTTTTTCTCCTTGAATTTATCAAGGCTGAAATTTGATTTAATCTCAGTAGAGATTGCTTCCGTTAGCGATTCGCTTTTTTTAGGTCTTGGCATAAAATAACTTTTATTTTTTTTAATTAGAATGGTAAATCATTACCATTGTCAGCATCTTCATCTTCATCAAATAATGAATCAAATTTGTCTGCTTTTGAAGCTTTAGGAGCCAATGGAGTTTTTAAAGCATAAGCTTTAACTGGTGTTGGTTCTACTGGTGTTTCATCTTCATCCTCATCTATAATCTCATCACTAGCATCTTCAGGTGACAACCAAGTTTGTAATACTTCTTTCAAAGCATCAAACTCCATTTTTCTTTGAATTTCTAACAATGATGGTTGTTCTTTAAGAAACTTCTGGATTAATGAAGCGTCAGAACTTAGAGCACTTGTTTTAGGTTTAACACGAATTGAAGATTTAAGACCTTGACGACCACCAATGTCACCTTTAACTACATCAACTGTTAAGTCTCTGCCTTCACTAATGTCAGTGTAATCACCATAATCTTCATCCTCAGCAATACCTAAAAGCTGCATGTAAATTTCTTTACCAAATTCCCAAAGGCGTACACCTTTTTCTTCTTCACCCCTAACAATTACAGGAGCAAAAACCCTCATTTTTGGGTCCAATTTTTTAGCCAATGACCAATTTTCTTTGTCATTAGTTTTTCTTAGTTGAGCGGCAAACTCAACAATTGGGTCTTTTTCACCCCAGTTAGTTAAAGCATAAATAGGAAATTTTGAAAACCCATAATGTACAAAAACCTCTTGAAATGGGTTTTTCGGGTCCAATTTTGAAGGAACAATACGAATTTGGTACTTTCCTTCCTCTTTTGGTTTCCAATAAACTTTTGAGTAATCAATTTTTTCTTTCTTGCCTGTGTTGTTCGTCGACTGTAATGCGTTTAGTCGTTGTTTAATAGCTGAGATATCCATGATTTTATTTTATTTGTTTAATACTGTTAATGTACAAAAAAGGCTTGGATAAACCAAACCTAATTTAATTAATTTTTAATATTTTTTAAAGTTCAACAATCTTAAATACTTTTGTATTCAATTGTTTCAACTCATTATGGTTGGTTAACAAAATACAATTTTTATAATGTTGCCAATTTACACGAAATGACTGATCAACTACACCACCGTTTAATTTTTTAATTAAATCATTTAATGCATTAATTGTATAAAGCGTATTGGTTTCTTTTTTTCTATGTACTAAAATAGTATTAACAGGAATTGAATCAACATTCCCTTGCTCCACGTTGTAAGTAACAACGTATTCGTCTGTGCTTTTTACATAAAGTACAAACATCTTATTATACATTATAGAATAAGCCCCTGTAATTGCTTCAATTAGCCCGTCTAATTCCTCTAATCCTGTAAATGTACAAAATAACTTATTGTTCACGTCTTTTATTGTTATGGGTTCAAAATCGTATCCCATATACATATGTTTATTTTCTTGTAAAATCATAGTCATAACCTTTTTTAGTTTTCGTTGTTAGTTTATATCTCTTAAATATCTCATTTATTTCAATTTCTATACTTTCTTCATCTTCTCCAAGCTCAAATAAAAATGAGTCATAAGTATATAGTACAATCTTAGTTTTTCTCCCCCTTAACAACTTATGTACATCCATTAATATCTTAGTATTAATAGCTGTTTCTATGTTTTGCAACATATAGTTAAAAAGTTTTTGCGGGTTCATATTTTCCAGTTTATCTTTTTCAAAGCAATAACCTGAAATTGGTACTGTGACTTGACCTGAAGTATTAAATTCATTCCAATTGTTATCAACAAATTCTTTTACTTGTTGAAAAAATTCAAGGTGCTCATACTCTTTAAACACACCCCCATAAAGTTGCTTAAACGTGATTTCTTTTGCTTCTTGATAACTTGTTTGGTAGAGATCCGCAAACGCTTGGTGGACATCTGAAACGCCAAAATCATAGGCAAGTAGGCGACCGACAATGGTAGGATGATATGCACTAATATCAAACTCAATGTACCCATGACTCGATATGTAGCTCCTCCTTGCACCGTTGTCTTTATTTATTGCTGCGAAATTAACCCCATTAAAAGAGTTACTTGGTCTACGTGTTGTTGTAGCCAAATTGTAACTGGTGTAAATTCTATCATCTTGGATAGAATAAAATTCTTGATTAAGTTCATAGTGTTTATCAAATTCATATTTATTTATTTTTAGTCCGTTTTTCTCTATTCCAAAAAACGCGAGTACTACCTTATTGTTATAAAAATCAAACCAACTTGGTAGTTCCTTAGGCAAAACACTACGAACGTACTTATAAATATGTTCACACTTTTCATAATGCTTAGTAACAGGTATTAATTTATTGGTTTCTTTATAATTTGGATATTTGGAATAAAAATGATTATATACTTTAGGTGGTTCTTGTATATACGGAGGAATAAGTTGGGACAGGTCATGTAAGCATTTAATTGGAAAATAATATAATGCTTGTTTTTTATCTTGCACCCACACACGCCCTATACTTTGTAATATATCGCCTATAACCGTTTTATTAAGCGAGGTAGTCTCACTATGGTCAATACATAACATATAACCTTTAGTGTCATTAAACGGTCTAATATACACTAAAGACACATCATTTAATGTAGGATGAATATGGTCATGATAGGGAATAATTTCAACAAATGCCTCTTGTATTGGCCTGTGCTGTAAATATTCTAAATCTTTTTCTGTCTCAATTAACCAAAACATAACATAACCTTAATTATGCTATGAATATAACATAATATGTTTATGCTGCCAAATTTATTTATAGTATTTTAAATAATCTTGTTTTAAATATTCATCAAACTTATATAGTTTTTGTCTTTTCATAGTGAGTTCAACTATATTTTTATTAGTTTGAGCTGCTTTTTGCTTATCTCCAGTTAAAACCCAAGATATATTAAAACCAAAATACAAGGAATATTCAATTTGAAAATCTTTATTTATAAGTTTTGTATAAGTACTCTCATTAATTTCAATATATATTAACTCATTTGTTTTTTTACAAAAAAATCTTCTAAATTCTCCATTTTTATAATCTTGATTTGTTGGTAATACTGGATTATAATAAGGAAGGTATGGAATCGGATTGATTGAAGGTATTGGATTTTTTAATTTATAGTAAGTATATATTAATTCTCCATTATATAATGGATTATCTAGTACTGAGGATGGTGGTCCAGGATCATTTACATATATAGCTGTAACAACAGGATCTCCTTTAAAAGATGGATTATTTAATTCAGGAGTTTCTATTGTTGTAGGATCTATAAGTACAACATTAGGTTTATCTGAGGGAGTTCTTCCAGTGTAATATATTCCTTTAGAAGTTTTAAAATAGTATCCTGTATATGGCTGAAGTGTAGCTTCATATTGTAATTCTCCATCAGAATAAAGATTAGGGGTTATTTGACTTTTAGGTAAATACATTTTAAATATTATATGGTTTTACAGAAAAGTGATGAGCGTCTTTATTTTTACCATAATTACCTCCCCAATTAAATAATCCAGATTCAGCAATTATTTGAACCACACGAGCATACTTATAGTTTGGTGATTTTGAGTTTTTTATTGCTGATTGATAAGCTGCATACCCACCAGCTCCATAAGGGAATTTATCAGGATTGACATCCATAGCTACTCCAAAAGCATGTCCTGATAAATTACCAGGGGAATTTGTTGTATCTCTAGTGTATATAGTTGCTTGAATATTTTTAGCGTATTCTATTAATCCTGCATTATCTATTTGAGTTAATACTTTTGTCATAGGATCAACTAAGGCTTTATGGAAGTTAAATTTTAATGTAAATCCTTTTTTCTTTTGGCTATTAAAAGTAAAGGAAACTACATTCTGTTTAATATATTGTTCATCACGTTTATATACATTTCTAGGATCCTTAGAAATAACTTCCCCAAAGAATTGAGTTCCCCCATTTGGCTGGCTTACTAAAATGGGCCAACCATAATCTTTTATAATATTACTTTTATCTTTTGATTTAAGTGTTGGATTTACATTATTACCCCCATTAGAGATAACTGATGTTGTAGTTACTGTTGCTGTTGTTCCTCCTCGACTACTTGCTTTTTCTTGTGCTGATTTTAAAGATGCTGCTCCACCTGTGCCTGATATATTGTTAGGAACAGCTATGGATTCTATAGTAGTTTCCCAAACATTATTTGATATACTATTATTTACACTTCTAATTAAAAAATCTAAATTATTTGGATAATTAGTTGGTAGAAAACTAGTATCTATAGTATATTTTTGATATACTTTCATACCAGATAAACCATCCATTTTTAAAGTTAAATTAAAAGGTAGAAATCCTATAGTTGGTGAACCTTTACCTGTTTCTTCACTTATTTTAGCTTGATCATAAGTTAAGAAATCTTTAATTGTAGCTTTATAAGCATCTATTGCTTTTAAATTCCATTGAGGTTTAGTAGTAAAAGAAATAGAAGATAAATCTCTAACAAAAACCTGAAAGTTGTTTAAAGCTTCTGAGAATTTTTCTTGGAGTGATTGGGTGTTTTCAACAACAGGAGATGAGGGATCTTTTACAGCTACTTTATATCTATCTATTATTCCTTTGTTCATTTTTGATAAAGCAGTAGCATCTGATCCTACTATATTACCATTTGAGGTAGAACCAATAGTAATCATAGAAGCCATTTGTGGTGTTATTTCAGTTCTCATTTGAAAATCTTTAATGAACCCACCATGTTGAGCAGATGAACCACTTACTATTTCATTTCTTTGATAATAACCATAAACATCAAATATTGCTTCAGTTGTTGATATTCCTAATTCTGTTAAAAGTGTATTTCTATCAGGTAAAGGAACTTCATCAATTATTGTTACTAAATCATCTTGATTAGGAGATATAATAACATCTAATTTATTAAAATTACCTGTTGCATCACATATACCAGCTACTAAACTTTGTAAAAAATCAATTAATTTAATATTACCATCTTGGTCTTTTAATCTATCTAATTCACCTAATATAAAAGTAAAATTTAAATAAATATTCATTAATTTACCATAAAGATTATTACCTACACCTCTTTCAAATTCTTCACATTCATAAAACATATAAGATTCTGAATTTTCGCTTATAAATGTTTTTTTAAAAATACAAATTCTAGGGTCAGCACTTATTTGTCTAGGTGCTATATAAATTAAATTAGATTCTGTATCAGAATTAAATTTTAATGATGTTATTACTCTATTATTTTTATCTTTGAAAGCAGGAGAAATATTATTCTGAAAAAAATCAAAAAATGAACCTAATCTAATATAATATTCTGTTCTGTCTTTACCATTATCACCACCTACAAAAAGCTGTTGTACAACATCAATATGTTCTTTTTTATCATTGGAGGTGACAACATTAGTTAACCATTTCATTCCTGCATTAGCTCGATATGGAGAAAAATTATATTGTCCTGATGTTCCAAATTTTTGTTGACATTCATAGAAAAACTTTGATATTGAATTTTTATCTTTAGCGGCTACAATAATATCATCAGGGGTAGGTTCTGGGGGAAGTGTTGGTTGCTCTGGTTGAGCTGAACCAGTTGGTGGAGGAGTCGTGGTAGCAGCAGGGTCTGTTTTGGTTGTCACTGGAGCTATCATATTACATTTTAAAGATTCAATAACATCCCCAACACTTCTAATAGTTAAATCAATATCATAACTCATATCATTAGCAAACGTCCAAGAAAAATTTACTAATTTACCAAATAAAGCATCATAATTTCCATTTGATTCTAATCTTTTATTTTGGATTAATTTTAACACACCATCATAATCTAAACTATCACCTAAAAAAGTATCTGCTATACTATGAGGATTGTTTGGTATGTAGACTCCACTATTATTGTAATAACTTGAATGACCCCATTCTAATAATAAAGAATATCCTAATCTTAAATATAAAACATCAATAATGTCAAACTGAGTAGTATTCCAAGCTTTAATTTTTACATTAGCTGTTTTTAATGAACCTCTAGTTTCTGTTTTGATATCCGCAGATATTATACCAGGCATTGGTCTTTCACCTAATTGTAATCCACCTAAACCATAAGCTGTATTAGTATAAACAGAATTAGTTCTGGCTATACCTGCTCTACCACCACTACCTAGGGATTTTCCTTCATCTACCATTCCATTAAATAAAACATAATCTTGTGCTTTAGGTAATTTTAAACCAGCTCGGGGTTCTGTAATAACTTCAGCTCCAGAAATTAGTTTACACCATCCTGTTCTTGAGTTTAAATAAGATAAAATTTGATTTGTTCTATAAGCAGCACCATATATTTTTTGGCGCTGATTAATTTGACCTAGTATTTCTGTATTAAAACCTTCTCCAATAATATTCATATTTTTAAGAATTTATTAAGTTAAACGCACTTATAACACCTTGAGGATTATAAGGAATTCTAATTTGTATTCCTTCAGGAATAATTAAAGATCCTTGATTTAATTTATCTGTATTAGCAATAGAAATAATCCACCATAAGGAACTATCTTTATAAAATTGTTGAGCTAAAATATCAAATCTATCTCCTATAGAAGTATAAACATAAATATCATTTTCAGATAAAGGTACTTCAGGATAACGAGAAGTTATATATACTTCTTTACCTTCTATTTTTGTTTTAGGTATGTTTTGATATCTATTCATTATGTTACAGTATATTTACCATTACCAACTTGATAAGCTGATGATGCATCATAATTATTATATTGTGAGCCACTACCTACAGCTAAAGCTATAAATCTTTGTTGTCCATAACCCTTAACAAAACCACCATAGTTTTCTACTTTTCCGTTACTTCCAGTAGTATTAAGAATATTATTAAATTCTAAATCTTGTTTTGAAGGAACAAAATCATGTATTGGTGTGAATGATGCTTGTACTTTTATCATATGAGATAATTCTTTTACAGTTCTATCTTCACCACCTGTATCATTAATTCCTATTTCCCATGGTGATTCTGCTGGGATTTCATAATTTAATGATGTGAAGAAACCTACTTGCTCATATAAATAACCCCCTACAGTCATCTGCATTAAAGGACCTCTCATATATCCACTCTTACTATAATCAGGCATTAAATTTGAAGCTAAATAGTTTAATTTTTTATACATTGGTATTAACTCCTCTTTTGATTGAGCAGCTACAGTCCAAGATAATGAAATAGTTCTATTAAAACCAGTATAATTATAAAAGTTTTCACCTCTACCTAAATATTTAGTTGAACCCCAATCACCTGTATAAGCATCTGAAAAACTATCTAAAAATGCTCTAAAATGCATGAAATTTTTAAAATTAGGATCATCATTATCAATAGCTGCAATTCTAAATTTAACTAAATCATTTTTTAAATCATCTTCTGTTGTAGCCCATTGGCTTCTATATATAGGTAAAGCATTTATTTTATCAACAGGCCCAATACCTGAACCGTTAGTGTAGGAAATAAGATTTTTACGTGTTTTATTCCCAGGGTCACCTAATAGTACTCTGCCTTCAATTGTTTTATTATCAGCAACATAATATGAAGGAGCATTAGACATTATTGTAGATGATTTTAGATTTTTTCTTAATGTACTTCTAAAGTCCCAAGTTTTAGGAGTGAAATTAGGAGTTGATCTTTGTTCATTAATAACACCTGCTGCTTCTAGTTGTTCTTGATCAAATACTAAAGTTCCATTATCATATATTCTATCTGTAGTTTCAGGAAATGAACCAGATGAATATACACTTGTTATAGTATCTAATTCATATGTATAACCCCCACCAGTTGTTAATTTTGGATTGGAAACTGAGTCATTATATCCTGTGCTACTAGACCATTTAAAGGATACTCCTAAAGGAGATTTAAACAATGAAGTTGTTCTAGAATTTATTCTTTGAGTTTGTGAAAATGAACCAGTACTTAAAACAATAGGACCATAAGGGTTTAAACTTCCACTATTATAAACATTAAAATAATAATTAAGAACTCCTTCATTATTATAAGGTTGTAAAGTACTGTATTGTGATTGATTTAAACCTATAAGTCTAGAATATTTTCCAAAAGCCCCATTATTTAATTTAACATTAGATAATGTTTTTAAATAATTTCCTGGTTCAAATACTGGTTTGTAAGATCCTGTAAAATAAGAAGGATTAGAAATAACTAATGGATTATTAATACCTGTTCTTTGATCAGTAAATTTTATAGAAGTATTTCCTATACCTAAATTTGATCCTGGTCCTCCATTATAAGTTAAAATTTCTGTTGAAAAATTGGAAATATTATTAGTTTTAGCAAATCCTCCAATTTCATTATTTTGAATTTTAGAATCATATAAAGCATATAATCTGTTTTTTAAATTACCATCTGGTGAAAGTAACCATTCTTGATTATAATTTTTTATTCTTACATCATATAAATTATTATTATTAGAATAAGTTCCAGTTAATTCAAAAGGATTAATTCCTTGTTTATTTAAATGTAGACCAAGAAAATTAACTCCAGCTTGTGCTAAAGTATTTGTTGGAGTATATACTCCTTCGTTTAGTCCATTACCGCTTGTTTGAGTAGCTACAGCAGTACGAGATAATAAGTTTTGTTTAGCAATAAATAAAAGACCATTTGGTGATTTTAAATCAAAAAACATTTGAGTTAATCTACTAACATCATTAGCAGTACTAACAGGATTCAAATATCCGTTTCTTAATAAAAAATCAGGAGAAGAAGACGATAACCCATCAGGAATGTTCGATTTGATATAGGGTTGACTACTATCGCCTCCTCCTTTCCTGTCCTTACCATATTTTAGGCTTTTAAGGTCAGTTTTTAGGTTAATTAAACCCATTATTATTTAGGTAAATTGTCTAAATAAGGTAATTTTCCATTTACTTTAGGTGCTAATCCATTTAGATCTAATTGAGAAATAGCTAAATCTGTTTCATAATTAGATTTTTTATCATAAACTAAAGGTTGTTTACCATCTAAATCTAGATTTGATTTTGCTAAATCTTCTGGGTATTGAGATATACCATTATATTTAGTTGGATTTTTTCCATCATAGGCGGAAAAATTTGATCCTGCGTTTTGTAATTTGTCTAATAGTCCCATAATTTTATTTTGTTATAAATATTAAAGTTATGAAGATTTAAATGAACTCATACCAAATGCTGTTCCTACTTTAGTACTATCCATATACACATTTCCTCCTTGTTTAGCTACATTTATCAATTCATCTAATTTAGCATAAAATTTATCAAGAGGAATTACAGCTTCAGCTCCTGCTTCTCCTATTACAGCTCGGGTTGGGCGATTAACAATTCCCCCTACAGCTAGTTCTGGTTCATCACCTCCAAAATAAGACATACCTCCACCAATTAATCCTCCAACAGCCCCACCAATTAAAGTACCAACTCCAGGGATAATAGAACCAATCATTGCACCCGTTGAAGCTCCTGTTAAAGCTCCTCCAGCTACATCTAATCCTTTACCTAATTTTTTATTTCCTGATTTTTTAGCTTGCTCAGCGGCATAATCTACACCAAGTGAAGCTATTAATCCACCAGCACCACCTGCTAATCCTTTTAAACCTTTAAGTCCTTTAAGAAGATTTTTACCTTTAAATAAAGATTTCAATCCTTTTGTTTTACCAAATAATCTACCACTTTTAGCAGCTTTAGTTGCTCCTCCTCCACCTTCACCACCTAATGACTCAGCAGCTTCTATTATTGGTTCTAATCCGTCACCTTCTTCATCATCTTCACCACTACCAAACATACTAGCCATACCTATTGCTGAACCAAGACCTCCAAGTATTTTGCCAAATTTTCCTCCTTTTTTTCCAAATCTTTTATTACCAGCTTTTTTACCATATCTTCGGGTATATCGTTCTTGTGCTTCAGAAGAAACACTTTTACTAGTTCCACTACCCCCAGAATTTGCCATTTTTTCTACAGCATCTGCAGTACGTTTAGTATTTTTTGCTGTTTCATTAGCTGGACCTTTTCCAAATAAAGAACCAACTGTTTTAACTAATATAGCTACTCCAGCAATTAATGTACCTACAGCAGCTAATGCTCCTAAACCACCTAATATAGCTCCCATTCCTGGGATTTTGTTTAACATTTCTATTAAAGAATTTGATTTTTCTACTATCCACCCTAAAGGACCAGCAACCATAGATGTTAAACTATCTTTAGTTTTATCTACAGATTTTGCTAAATTAGCTTCAGCATCTAATCGTTGCATTGCTAATTCAACTGTTTCTCCTTGGGCTACTCTTTTTTGTAGTTCAGCTGCTTTTTCTGTTTCTCCAGCCGCTTCAAGTTTTTTAACTTGTTCTGTTATTCCTTTTCCTCTCTTTTTTTCTAATTCAGCTAACGCTGCTTGTTTTGTTAAAGAATCAGCTAATTCATCAGCACTCATACCTAATGCTTTAGCATAAGCTTCTTGCTGAATAGTATTCATGTTTTGAAATTTAGCTAAACCATTTGGTCCTAAATTCTTCATTAACTCTTCAGCAGCTTCAGCTGTTTTACCTTGTAAAGCTAAACCTCTGGCTCTTTCTAAATTTAAATCTTCACCAGTTAACAATTCTGCTTCTAATTCTGCTGAAATAGAATCTTCAAAATTTAATAATCCACTTGTTATTTTTTTAGTTTGTTCTAAAGTCATACCAAGTTTTTGAGCTTGAGTAACTGCTTTAGCTAATAAATCTGGATTGTTTTTATATTGAGCGGCTAATTGTCCTGAAGTTTTTAATACTTCTTGGGTTATTTTCTTTTGACTTAAAACACTTTTATTAGTTTTTCCTATACTATTATATAAATCTTCTGCTGATTTACCTGTTAACTGTTCATATTCTGCTAATTTAGATGCTTCTTCTGTGGTTAAACCTGCTACTTCTTTTAATTTGGTTTGAGTTAATAATTGTTGTTGACTAAATTCTACACTAGTTCCAAAAGCATCATTTAATTCTTTGAATGAAGTTAAATTATCTTTAGTATTTGCTAAATTATCCGCGGAACTAGCAGCCATTGCTTCCATATTGTGTACCATATGGCCGGCTGTTTCATTACTAACTCCTAAAGTTCTAGCTATATCCGCAGATTCTTTACTAAAATGAACCCCAATTTCATACATAGAATGAAATGCTTTAGCAGCAACTGCTATTTGTATTAAAGGATCTGATAAACTTTCTTTAATACCTTTACCTACGCTTTTTAATCCTGCTCCTATTACTTTAAAACTATTTCCATTTTTAGCTGCTTCTCTTAAGTCTTCATTCATTTTTTCAAAATGCTCAGACTCAATACCAATATGTTCTAGACTTTTAGTTATACCTTTAAATAATCCTCCAGTAACACCTAATGTTTTTTGGATTGTTTTTTCAGTTTGTAATTCTTTTTCAACTTGTATGTTAATGTCTTTTAATAAACCATTTTTTTCATTTAAAGCATCATTAACTTCAGCATAAGCTGCACTATTTTTATCTAATATTTTTTCTAATTCTTTTAAACGTTTAACTTCAGCATCTGTTTGTTTTTGTACATTTTTTAGTTGTTTTACTGTTAAAATCTCTTCACCTTTTTTATGTTCACTAATTTTACGAGCTATACTTTCTAATTTATCAAAAGATTTTGTAGTTTCTTTAACAGGGTCTGGGGCTCCTTTTAAATCTTGAACTATATTTTTTAATGTTGATGAAATATTACCAAAAGTATCCTTTAGGTCCTCAACATCTTTAGTCATAGATTTGATTAACTTTTGAGCTCCCTTAACACCACCACCCATAGCTTCGATGGCTTTGTTCATATCAACAAATGTCTCTCCCCCTAAATTCTTAATTTCTTTTTTAAGTTGATCTATTTCTTTTTTTAGACTTTTTAAATCTTCTGCCATAATAAGTTATATGTTATAAATATGAAAAGGCATCATTTTTTAGATGCCTTTGTAACATATGAAGGGATTTGAACTTTAGTATTATTTGTTGCCCCTGCTGATTTCATATTTTTTATAGATTCAGCAACAGTATCTGGTTGTTTGTTTTTATTTTCATAAAACTCTATAAGTTTATTATATGTAAAACGTCTAAGCCATAAAGGCATATCATATACTGTTTTATAATCATATCCTCCTTGACCATGAAACACTATTTCATGGATTTGATTAAATAAATTACTTCTATATTCAGGCGTCAGGCCAAAAAAAGTTAGTAGTGATTGGGATAGTGATGTCCTCCGATACACCATTATCAAAAGTATAATTATATTTTAAATCAACACCTGGAGATATATTGGAGATGTGTTCTCTTAATGCTCTAGAATCTTTAGCTAATAAACCATATTCAATAAATTCTCTGATTGTTTTTTTATCATAGTTTCCATTAACTGAAAGAATCATTTGTCATAAACGAGTTGTAACTTCAAAATTACTTTTAGGGTCTATTTTTTTCAATCCTTGAATTTCTTTTTCAATTTCTCCATCATCACCATGGGTTAATAATTTAAAAGTAATTTCATTTTGTGTATTTGGCAAAATAAAAGAAAATTCATTTTTACCTTTTGTTATAATATTTTCTTCTTCTAAAAATTTCTCTTTAACATGAGTTAAATCAACTGTTACTTTTTCTTCAGAATCTGAAGAATCTGGGTAGTAAGAAAATGAATAGTCTTTACCATAACCTAATACACGAGCAGCTACCATGATAGCATCTTTATCACCAATTAATAAATCATTATAATCAAATTTAGTAATTAACATTGATTGTAATAGTTTATCAATCACAATTCCTTGTCTGATGTAATTTTGGTTAGTTAAAATGTCTTCTTCTCTAGCAGTCATGTATTTCATTTCAACTTTTCCTTCTGCTAAAGGATGACCTTCAGGATAAAGTAGACCTTTTGAAGGCAATTCTACTATTTCTGTTGGAAATTTAAATTCGTTCATAGTTTTTATTTATTATAACTTTATTGTCCTATATAAATATATGAGAAACAAAAAAGCTCACAATTTCTTGCGAGCTTCTTTAATAGTTTTTTTATTAATTAGAAATTCAAAATACAATAATCAGGTTGAACAGTCATTGTGATGTTTACTGCTTGGTTTTCAGTATCCCAGTTATAATCACCAAAATTAGCATCAGTGATTAAAGCACCTTTAATAATCCATTCTGATACAATATCACCTACAGGGCCTAAAACATTAAATGTTAAGTCTTTCTTATAGAAATCACTGTAACCATCACGGCCAGTAACTGATTCATGGTGTAAACGTACCCATTCCATTACTGCCTGAGCTCCTGATGGAGTAATAGGATCAAATAATGTGAACTGGATTGTTCCCCAAGTTGTTTTACCTTTAACATAACGTTGTATGTTAATATGGTTTAAGGGAACTGTACCTTGAGTTAATGTTACAGCACCTACTCCTTTGATTTCATAGGCTGGAATACCGTCAATATACATAATGAAACGGTTCGCCTGTTTTGGTTCAAAGGCGGTGAAAAATATTTCGTTTGGATTTAATACTGCCATTTTATTTATTGTTTATTATAAATATTCAAATTTTAAAAAATTAATCAAAAGTTACTCCTGTTGGTAAAATGTTGAAGTTCAAGTAAATAAATTCAGCAGTTTTAGTAGGTTGTAAATAAATAGCTCCAACTAATTGGTTTCTATCAATTACATCTGCTGTATTATTTGAATCATCCATTACTACTTTGAAAGCATATAAACCTTGTCTTTGTTGTACTGATTCTAAGTATGGATTAACTTGTGATAAGAAAATATTACGAGTAGCAATAGTGTTTTGTTCAAATACTAAGTTATTTGCTACTTGAGAAATATAAGATTTTAAAGAAATTAATAATCTTCTTACATTTACTCTATCTAAAGCAGATGCTTTAGTTTGTAATGTTTTCTGACCATATACTACTGTTCCAGTTCCTGGGAAAGTAGCGATTGGATTAACTTTACCTGTGTATAAAGTATCTCTACTAGTTTGAGGAAGTTTTTGTTCTGCTCTAATTACTTGAGATAATCCACCTCTATTAATACCCGCTGGTGCAAACCAAGGCTCACTAACATTATCATTATAAGCATAAACACCACCTATCATAGTTGATGCTGGTACCCAAACATTAGCTCCAGTATCAGGATCAATTGTTTGTAACCAAGGCCAATATGAAGCAGCATATGAAGTATTACGAGAATTAGCTTGAGTAGTTACTGCAGATACAGTTGAATTATAAGGTACTAAATCTAATACAAAAATACTATCTCCTCTATTTTCAGTATTTGAAATAATAGAAGTTACTTGTGAAGTTTGTAATGAGTTAAATAAACCAGGAGTTAATAATACATTAAATCTATAATCATCAGCATTTGATAACAAGCTAATCATGTTATTATAACTAGCACTTGGAATACCTTGAGATCTATTACCCTCTGTGATTTGATCATAGTATTGACCATTAGTTGCTACAGTACCAGTACCACCAGTAAATGAACTACTTGTATTTATAGGAATTGAGGATGTATATGCTGATTTAGCTATACCATTATTATCAAAATAATTAGGAAGAGGATTTGTTACTGATTTAACTCTTACATATTTTGAAGCATTAGGATATGAACCAGATACTTCCATTTGATTATTTGTACTATTATAATTTAAAGTATAATCACCAATTACTTTTATAACATAATTTGGAGCAAAGGGATCCATAGATAAATTAGTCCATGTCTCTAAAACAATAGGATTAGTAGTATTATCATTACCTTGTCTAATTAATAATGAGAAAGTACCTGAAGATGTGTTAGAATTTTGAATTTCCCATCTAATATTATCTGCACTACCAGAAGCTAAAGCTCCACTAGAATCTAATGAGCTTGAACTATTCATTATAATACCTTCTGAAAGTGTTTCTAATATAAAAGAACCAGAAGTATTACTACTACTGATTGCTGAAGTCGCTGATGTGAATGAACCTGATGTTACTCTTGCTACTAATAATGTTTCACCACCGTTTGCAAAATAATTGTAAGCAGCAATTGATGTAAAATAAGTATAAACATTACTTGCTGTGGCAAAAGTTGTACCAAAAATATTTTGATATTGACTATATGAAGTAACAATTGTAGGAACTTCTACTGGGCCTTTTACAGTAGGACCTATAATAGCTGCCCCAACTGTTACTGGTTGTTGGGAGATAAACGACTGGTCGTTTTCTAAGGCTAATACGCCAGGTGATATTAAAGTTGATGCCATTTTTTTTAGTTTTTATTCTGTTATAAATATGTTAAAAAATCTCAAAAGTAAGATTAACTTATAACTAATTAAATAAAAACTTTTTACATATAGGTATTATTACTAAATATGCATTATAATATAATGAAAATTAGTACTTGGATTTTGTGATTCAAAAACAAGAGTAGCCGCTGTTAAACTATTAACCACTATTGAATTACCTCCACTACCGGACACTGTAGCTGTTACAAAACAGTTTGTACCTAATGTTTTACTACTAATGTCAGGAACATTAATAGCTACTGTATTAGGGGAAGCTCCTGTTCTAGATGATCCTGCAATAAATTTAAAAGGTTGGTTTGGAATTATACCACTACCACTAGGAAAAGAAGAACCAAGTACTATTTGAGATGAGGTAGCAGAAGAAGCTACACCTAATAAACTTCCAGTAAATGAACCTGTGTATGAACCAGTAAATGATCCAGTAAATGATGAAGCAGTTACAGCATTTGATACTCTAATACTACCAGATTGATTTAAACTACCTGTTAATGTTAAAGAACCTGATAAGGTTATATCATATGATACTAATCCGGTAAAAGCATCTACTGATTGAGTGACATGACCTGTTTGGATTGTTGCTCCATTTGTTATGCCTGTTTTAGATAATACTGCCATTTGTTATAAATATTATATAAGAATAAAAAAGTTGATTAAAATATTGTAATAGCTAATTTAACATTATAGTTTGTAGTAGGATCATTATTATCTACTTTTAAAGTTACTAAACCTAAACCATAAGTAGCCGTCCAGTTAGCTAAAGAACCTCCTCCTCCTCCAATATCTACTGTAGAATTTCCTGCAGCATTAGCATTAGCTGAACCATCCCATATAACATCAATATTACCTCCACCTACTTTAGAACCACTATAATTATAATATTCTATTCTAGCTCTTCCATGGGTTGCTGTGGGATAGGTCCAAGCAGTTATATTAGAAGTAAAGGCATTAGCAGTAAAATTAACTATAGTTGGAGATGAATTAATAACATATGATGCTGTAGAAGCAAATGAAGCACTTATAGCAAATGAACTACTTATTGCTCTTGATGAAGAAATAGCTTGTGATGATGATACAGCCCAAGAACTAGTTCCAAATAATGAACCTGTAAATGAACCAGTAAATGAAGATGCTGTTATAAAGGTTGAAACAATAGAACCAGTAACTCTTAAACTTCCAGTTATTCCATAAGAACCAGAAAGTTGATTTGTATGTGACCATACACCTGTTGAACCACTTGGAATATAAGTCCATATATCTCCTATACCATAAGAACCGGTTACTAATACAGAACTTAAATCACTAAAATCAATCGGTTCTTGTACCGCAACATATATAATACCACTTCCTCCAGGACCAGCTTTTACACAAACCCCAACAGGAATAATTTCATAAGGTGCTTCAGGGGCGGTATTTTGTAAAGTACCAGCAGATCCAGTTCCTACAAATAAAGTATCTCCATCGTTAAAGGCGTTAGTATTTAAACCACGTACTAATCCTTGAGTTGTTATAAATCCTTTTGAATTATTCTCTATATCATGTGTTGCTACCCCTAGAATTTGGTTTAATACATTTACACTTCCTGATACTAAAATTGATCGGGCTAATTCTACTTCAGGTACATCACCGTGTGCTCCTTTTAATCTAACAACAGTTCCATTTAATATAGTTGCTCCTGTTCTATTTGAGACTCTTGTCCAGTTTTCTTGACCTACTTGTAAAGTAATATCTTGTTCAGCATTATAAACACTCAAAGCTCCGTCAGTATTATCCCAAAATACTCTACCTGATTTATAAACAGGAATAGCAGATGCTGTATTAAAATCAATATAATCTACATTATTAATAGATCCTGAAATTATTAAGTTTTGAGAATATGAAGCAGTAGCAGCATAAGAAGCACTTGTAGCATTAAATGAATAAGATGAGCTTATTGCTTTTGATGAAGATATAGCAAATGAACTACTTAAAGCATAAGATGAACTTAATGCAAATGAACTACTTATTGCTCTTGATGAACTTATAGCTTGTGATGCAGATACAGCCCAACTTGAAGTACCAAATAATGAACCTGTAAATGAACCTGTGAATGATGAACCAGTAATAGGTCCTATAAATCTTGATGAACCTGTAACTAATAAAGAACCTGTTAATGAAACAGTATTACCTCCTACTAAAGTAAAATTATTACTACCATTAAAAACCCCAGCATCATTGAATTGTATAGTGCTTGTAGCACCACCAGGAGCACCTCCACCACCTCCACCACCAAAAGCAGATGATGCAGTTATAAACAGTTGTCCAGTGGTATTATTAAATGTTACAACATGAGTTGTTGCTGTAGTTTGATTTATTAATCCTTGTAAAAATATATTAGTAGAGCCTGATTGAGATAGAGACCCTGTTATACCTAATGAACCTGTTATTAAAGCTGAACCTGTGAATGGAAATGATGAAGCATTAGCTACATAAGAAGCTGTTAAAGCATAAGATGAAGAAACAGCGAATAAAGAATAAGATGCACTAGGTGATAATCCAATCTGAATAGTTAAATCATTAAATTTACCTATAGAACCAGTAACTGCCCCTACAAAATTAATTTTATTAACTTGGGTTGTAATTAACGTCCCATTATTCTCAACTTTTAAAGGTATTAAACCTGGTTTGCTTAATAACGCCATTAATCTATATTATCAGTTGTTTCTAAGAAAATAGTTGTTTTAGTTTTATTATTAAACTTATTAATAGCTGTAGTATCTTTTTGTACAACATCAGGAATAATATATCCATTTA